GAGTTACGCCTTTTGACAATTGGCATCCCACGTATGTATATTCGGCCTTTTATGGCTGAATTACATAAGTGGGAACTCAATTCTGGGGTAGAATGGACCCTTAAGAGATTAAAATCCCTTAAGGTGGATCTATTCCGCCGTCAGTCTGGCCTGGAACCTCTTACCTGGGTTCGTAAGAACCGATCAGGAGACCTCTATGGTGTCCTTGGTAGTTTGTTCCGTTGGTCAGATAAATCAGAGAAGAATTTTGCTAAGGTAGTTCAAGCACTTATGTGCTACTCCCTTGTGCAATTCTCTACTCTGACTGATGATCAGAAGAAGAAGTTCTTATCAGGAATTATGGCTGATGAAGTTTTCATCGACCAAAATTTTCTTGATGAGTTTTCTTCGACTATCTCCAGAATTGTTGCTCCTCGGACCTTATCAAAGGTTCGACCCTTGGTAACTTACCAAGGATCTCTAACCAAAAAGGCACCTCGCCTCTTTGGTCGGAAGTCTGTCCCCCAGGATGAGAAAGTATTGGATGATCTCCAATTCTTTAACACCACTGGTGGCCTCAATCTCCTCTGTAAGTATCCAGATTTATATCTGGAACAAATGGAGGGATTAGCCAGGAAGGAAGTCTTTGAATTTATGGTTGACAACCATAAATCCCGGAACTATCCTTTACCAGATTCCCCTGTTTATGGTGGAGAAATCCACTTTTTACAGGAACTCGGAGGCAAGTTGCGATCTATCGCATCTCCTCTCCGGATTCATCAGAATGCATTAACTCCGTTGTCGGAGTCATTGTATTCTCTTGTTGAGAATCTTCCCTGGGACTGCACCTTTGATCAGTCCAAAGCCGTTCCTTTCATCCAATCGCATCTAGCGAAAGGAGGTAAGGTCCACTCTGTTGATCTGTCTTCTGCGACGGATCATTTCCCTCTCTCTCTCCAGCTTGTTGCACTTCGTGCAATATTTGGAGATTGTTCCTCTGTTAATCTCTTTGAGGAGATTAGTAGAGCGAGTTGGAAATCACCCTTGGGTGACCTGAAGTGGAGAAAGGGTCAACCTCTTGGATTATATCCAAGCTTTGCCTCTTTCACTCTTACCCATGGCCTTCTCCTTCGACATTTAGCAGGTTCTTGGCAGAACCAGTTCTATGTTGTAGGGGATGATGTTGTCATCTTAGATGACAACTTGTATACTTTGTATACATCCATGCTTGAAAGGATGTCTTGCCCATGGTCTTCAGATAAATCATTATCTTCCAATCGAATTGCAGAATTCGCAGGAAAGATAATCACTTCATCGAGGGTTATACCCCAGATGAAGTGGAGAACTCTCAGTGATGAGAATTTCTTAGATATCTGTCGATTACTGGGAAGACGAGCCTATTGTCTTCTTTCCAGAAGGCAAAAGAGAGTATTTAAGGCAGTTTCACATTTGTGTGAACCTGTCGGTCTCAATTTTTCGAAGCCAGGTGATAACCTTGCTAAGATGATTGAGCGTACTCTTGACTTTTACCAACCTGAAAAGGCGGTGTTAGGTTCCTTAATGGGCCTAACTGGAAGA